GGTCGCTTGTATGTAGCCCGCGACTATCTGCTGCAAGACCGCCCTGCCCTCGGCGCTGATGCTCCACTGGCCGTCGCTACCTATCTTGATGCCCTTCAGGAACGTTATCAGCCCTGCGGCCGTGTCGTCGGTGTCCTTGCGCAGGAACAGCTGTAGCGACTTCAGTGCGCTGAACACCGTCTCGTCCGTCGCCTCCGCGTCCGAGCCGGTGCCTATCACCTCGTCCTTGCCCACGAAGGCAGTCCCTATGGTCTCCTTCCACGCCGTGCTCTCCGTGCTCAGGTCGTTGGCCACCTCCGCCGTCTCGGCCGTGCCAGCCTTGTCCGCGTAGCCAGCCTTGTCCGCGTAGCCCGACGTGGCCGAACCGCCGCCGCCCGACGTGCCGCCCACCACGCTCACCACCGTCCGCGTCGACGTGCCCTGGGCCTGCTGCCGCTTGCTCCTGGCGCGTGCCGCCGTCGTGTACTCTGTCTTCGTGTATGTTCCCATTCCCTTGTGTCTTTATTTCCTTATGCCCTAGTGCCACGTCGTCATCTCGCCGTCCAGGCTGTCATACTCGTCGGCCCTGGTCTCCACTAGCGTCAGCTCCGTCTCGTCAGCGTCGGGGGTCGCCGTCTCGGCGGTCACCAGGAAGGCCTTGCCCTCCTCGGTCGACACCGTCACCTTAGCCAGGTCGCCGGTGTAGCCGTCGCCCACCACCAGCCGCGCCGTACCCGTCAGCTTCGTCTTCCGCGACGCATACTGCGAGTGCAGCGTGCCTATCAGCAGCTGCTCCGCCGTCTCCGTCCGCCCGTTGCGCTTCAGCAGGCTCACCAGCCCGCCCGTCGAAGCGTCCACATAGTTGCCACGGCTCGTCGGCACCGGCGTCCGGGCCGTGCCGCACGTCGTGCTCAGCTCCAGGGTGTCCTCAGCGTCCTCGTCCAGCACGCCCTTCGACACTATGTCCTCGTCGTCCAGGTCGTCCAGCACCGTCGTCCAACGCTTCAGCTCCACCGTCGGCAGCTTGTACAGGCGCCACCTGAGACCGTCCAGGCTCATGTTGTCGCCCTTGCCCTCGAAGCCCTGCATCACGCCGCCCTCGCGCCAGAAGCCGGTCGGCTTGTAGCACGTCAGCAGCCCGCCGCTGATGTCCACCTCCAGCCAGCCGCCCTCCGGCGGGTACGGCATCATCTGCCCGCCGTCCGCAGCCTTCAGGCTCGGACTCTGCCCCAGCCCGCCGTCGCGGCCCCATATCGCCTGCCGGTTGGCAGTCCAGCCGTCTATGGCGCGCTTGAAGTCCTCGTTGGTGCTAGTCTCGTCATACCACTCCAGCCAGGCATCCTCCCACGTCGCCGCGCCGCCCGACCACGACCCCTGGCACAGCTTGATGGTCGGCGTGCCCTTGTTCGCCGTGTAGTCCAGCAGGCTCGCGTTCTCATAGTGCCACAGCGCCGTGCCGCCACTCTCCGCGCTCCACACCGTCACCTTCATCGGCACGGCCACCCACAGCATGTAGCCCAGACCGTCGTAGTTGCCCTTCTCGTTGCCGTCCGAGGCCTGCTCGAAGGGGTTGTACCTGGCGTCCAGCAGCATCTTCTGGGTCACCACCAGCCGGTAGCCCTTCGCCACGCTCTCGCTCAGCGTAGGCAGCCACACACGCCGCGTCCTCATCAGCGTCGACCGCGAGTCCAGCCTCGGTGCCTGCCCTATCAGCTTCGGCAGGCCGCTCTTGAGCGACCCGTGGCCGCCAGTGTAGAAGCCCCACACCACGCCCTCGCAGTCCTCGCCGCCGTTCAGGGGCATCGTCTTGAAGTAGCCGTAGCCGTCCATCTCCGCCAGCGTCGAGTTCTTCGCGCTCGTGTCCAGCAGCGCCACGAAGCTCACGTTGCCCCAGTCAGTCACCGTGTTCCCGTCGCCGTCCTTGTAGGTCAGCGTGTCCGCGCTGTAGTCCGGCATGTAGGCCGCGCCGCCCACGTACAGCTGCGACAGGTAAGGGGTCACGTCGTCCACCGTCTCCGCGCCCTGCCAGTCCATCTCCAGGCTCATCAGCTCCGTGTCGGCATAGGGGCTGAAGTCCACCTCCACCCCGTTGTACACCTTGTCCGTGCCAAGCTCCTGGTCGTCGCCCTGCCACTCCACCTGTACCGACGCGCAGCCCGAGTGCCAGCCGTTCAGGTCGTATGCCCATATCTTGCCGCCACGCTGCACCAGCTTCACCCCAAGCGGCTGCAGCATCCCCTCTATCACGTCCTTCAGCGTGCTAGCCTCGCCGTCCTCGTCCAGCCAGTTGTCGCTGCGCACGCTCAGCCCCGACAAGCCCACGCTAGTCCCGTCCGTGCGCGTCGTCGACAGCAGGCTCACGTCCACGCTCGTCTGCACCAGGCCCACGCGCCCCAGCGCGTCCAGCAGCACCGCCTCCGGCGTCCGCAGGCCCGTCAGCGTGTACGTCAGCCTGTCCCACAGCCCGAAGTCCGAGAACGTCAGGCTCACCTCGTAGTCCCTCACCTCCGAGTAAGGCTCCTCATAGAACTCCGGGTCCAGCACACCGTTCCACCACAGCTCACCGCCACGGTACACGCGCAGCGCCACGCCGCCCACCTTCTCCGTGTACAGGCCCACGTAGCTCCTGTCGCCAGGGCTGAGCAGCCTCAGGGTCGCCGTCGAGCCCTGTATCACCTCCTCCTTCGCCGTGTCCTGCCACTCCACCAGCAGGGGCTCGTCATAGGGGAAGCGCAGCTCGCCCAGCTCGCCCACCCCGGCGTCGTCCCTGGCCCACAGCTCTATCAACGTCTCCACGCCCGCGCGGCTGCCAAACGTCCCGCTGCCTATCTTCTCGTATGCCATTCTATCGTCGTTCTATCGTCGTTATATCGTCGTTATATCATCGTTCTATCCACGCCGCAGCAAGTCCTCGCGCCGCTTCAGCACGCCCTCCAGGTCGGCACCCCTTATCCTGAAGCGCACCTCGCCCACGCCGCCGCCGTCGCCCATGCCCAGCAGGCTGCGCAGGCGGCTCAACGGCGCCACCACCTCGGGGTTGCTCGCCGCGCCAGCATACTCGCCGAACAAGCCCAGCGTCGGCCCGTAGGCCAGGCCGCCCTCCGCGAACTTCGGCAACGCCAGCATCAGAGCCAGCATCGTCGCCAGCAAGCCCGCGCCTATCGCCACGCCCACGAAGGGTATCGAAGCGTGGGCCGACATCACCTTCGCGCCCGCGCTAGTCAGCTCCATCGTCGCCTCCTGGCCGGCCGCAGCCGCCTTCTGCTCCGAGTTCGCCACCTGAGTGCCAGTCGTCGCCGAGTCCACCGCCGCCGACGTGCTCTTGGCCGTCGCGTTCACGCCCTCCTTCGCCGTGTTCAGGTCCAGCAGCGTGTTCATCATCTCCATGAAGGCCTGCAGGCTCTCGTAGGTCTGCATCGCGCCGTCCAGCACGCCCGTCAGCTTGTCCCACGCGCTACCGCTGCCCTTCACCGAGTCTATCATCTGCTCCACGCCGCCGCCAACGCCCTTCACGCTGGCGTACACCTCCTTGAAGCCCGCGTCGCTCTTCTTCAGCGTCTTCTCATATCTCTCCCACTCGCCTATCTGCTCGCTGATGCCCGCCTTGTCGCCCACATCCAGGTCGTCGCTCCGCAGCAGCTTCCGCAGCGTCGCTATGCGCTCCTCTATCTCGTCCACGCCCAGCAGCTCCAGCCGGGCCGCTATCGTCGTCTCGCCGCCCGTGGCACCCTCGGCGGCCGTCGTGCCGGCATCGCCTAGACCCTCCAGGTCTGCCTCCCACCGAGCGGCATCCTTCAGAGCCTCCAGTGCCTCGCGCTTGCGCTCCAGCGCCGCTATCTCCTTCTCCGTCGCCATCAACGCCGAGCCGCTCTCCGTCGCCTGCCGCTCGCCCAGGGCCGCGATGGCCGCGTCTATCTCGCGCGTCGTCGACAGCTTCCGGGCGTCAGTCTCCACCTTCGCCGCCTCCGGCTCGACCTCGTAGCTAGCCCACAACGCCCTGATTGCCTCCATCTCGCCCTCAAGGGCCTGCTTCTTCTCCATCAGCAAGCCCACCTGATCCGTCTCGGTCGGGCTCAGCCGCTCAAGCTCCTCCTCCAGCCGGCGCACCTCCGCGCTCAGCGCCGCGTAGCTCCCGGCAGCAGCCTCCGCCACGTCGCCGCCAGCCACGTCACCGCCGGAATTGCCGCCACCAGCAGACTTCCTGCCACCGCCGGACTTGCCGCCACCGCCGCTGCCGCCGCTGGTGCCGCTAGCGCGGGGCGCAACCTTGCTGCCGGTCACCACCATCGACACGCTCTCCTTGGCCAGCGAGGCCATCTCCTTGCGGTTCGCCCTTATCTGGGCGTAGTTCTTCCTCAGGGCGGCGTTGGCAACGTCCAGGTCGCTCTTGCCGCCCACCATCGTGCTGGTCTCCGTGAACGGGTCATACTTCAGCTCGCCGCCCACCTTGCGCGTCGAGTAGCGGCGCAGGCTGCCGTCCTCGTTGTACCTTATCTTCCGCACGTCCTCCTGCAGCTCGGCGGTCTCGTTGGCCAAGGCACGCAGCCTGGCCTCGTTCACGAGCTGGTCACAGTAGGCCCGCGAGTTCCTCGTCAACGCCACATACCAGGCCGACACGCTCTCGAAGTAGCCCATCGTCTCGCCATAGCGGCTGTTCAGCTCGCCCACCAGGCGCACCTCGGCCTCCTTCGTGCCCTGCCAGTCCTTCAGGCGGGCTATGTCCTGCTCCAGCGTCGACAGCTCCTGCCGCAGGCTGCTCGTCGACTGCTCCAGCGCCGAGCGGTGGCGCTCCTCGCTCGTCGTCAGGCCGTCCAGCTCCTCACGCAGCCGGCGAGTGCGCTCCTCAGCCTCCCGCTGCCGCGACGACGCCGACGAAAGCACGTCCACCAAGGCCTGCAAGCCCGTCGTCAACGCCACCACCACGACACCCACGCCCGAGGCTATCAGCAAGCCACGAAGCGACATCTGCATCGCAGTGAGCCCGGCCGAGGCCGCCGACGACGACACGCCCAAGGCCGTGTTGCTGCCAGTCACCAGCCTGGCCACCGCGTTCCACACCGTGGAGGCCACGCTGGAGGCACGTGTGGCCAACGTCGTGGCCAGCACCGACCCGCGAAGGGTGTTCCACGCATAGCTCGCAGCTATCAGCGTCGTCGACAGGGTGGTGATGCCCTCAAGGGCGGTCTCGGCCACGGGCAGCACGCCACCCAGGGCCGACTGCACCATGTCGCCCAGCGAGCTCCACTGGTTCTTCATCAGCTGGGTCCTCGCCTCGCTCGTCTGCGACATCTGCTCCACCGCGCGGTCTAGCGTGCCGGCGGTGTCCGACATCTCGCCCACGTTCTCCACGAACTTGTCGCGAAGCTCGCCAGTCAGGGGCAACAACGCCTTCAGCGCCTCCGCGTTGCCGAAAAGCCTGCCATACACCTCCTCGCGCAACATGCCGGTGCTTGCCGAGAACGACGAGATGTCGCGGTCAAGCTGCTCCAGGAACGAAGCGAAGCCGCCGGCGGCCTTCACGGCGGCGGCGTCAAAGGCTATGCCCATCTGCTCGGCCAGGTTTGTCGCCTCCGAGCTGGGCTTTATCAGGCCGTTCAGGGCCGACAGCAACTGAGTCGTCACCTCGCTCGTGTCGCCGCTCACGCCCGTCAGCGTGGCATACGCGCCCATCAGCTCGTCCAGCTCCACGCCCAGGGTCGCCGCGCTGGCAGCAACGCGCGGCAGGCTCGCGGCCATCTCCTCAAACGTCGTCTCGCCAACCTTCGCCGTGTTCTGTATCTTGTCCTGTATCGCGCCGGCATCCTCCCAGGCCATGCCGTAGTTCTTTATCACCGTCGCAGTGACGCTCACCACCCGCTCCAGGTCGGCCTGGCCGCCTATCGCGGCCTTCGCCGACTGCTCCAGCATCGACATCCAGTTGTCCTCGGGAAGGTCGCTGCTGATCACCGTGTACAAGCCCTCAGCCAGGGCGTCACGGGCTATCGGGATGCGGCGCGACAACTCGTCCACCTGCTCGCGCAGCTGGCTGAAGCCGCTCTCGTCCTTGCCGGCCAACGTGTTCGTCCGGCGCATCGCGTCCTCAAAGCCACGAGCGTCGGCCGTCAGGCCCGACAGCTTGCCAGCCAGGTCCTGCACCGCGCCCACCATGTTCCTGATGCCCTCTATCCGCTGGTTGAAGTTTATCAGCACCGCGTTGGCCTTGCCTATCTCGCCCTGCGCCGTCGCGAAGGCCTTGCCCAAGTCCCTCGTCGACACGCTCACTGCGGCCACCTTGTCGGCACCGTCCACCTTCACCCTGACGTTGAACGTCACCTGCCTGTCTGCCATGTTTTCCTGTCGTCTAGTTTTGTCGTTTGCTTCCTTTTAGCTATATTTGCACCGTGTTCCATACGCAACAACCATGCAGCATATCCATATACAGCTCTCCATACAAGAGGATCCCAGCCCCGGGGAGCGGCGCAAGATGCGCCTCTGGAGGCAGCGCAACGCGGCCTGCGTGGCCTTCTGCCTCGTCGCCGCCGTCGTCGCCGTCGTCGCCTTCGCCTGCACATGGGTCGTCACCTTCGCCATCGCGGTCGTGGCATTCGCCATCGCGCTCGCCATGCTCGTCTTCCGGCTCGACAACCCGCCCGTCAAGAGCCCATCCAGCTACACGCCCACCAGCTACGGCGCATGAAGCCTCTCCCTCAAGCCTTCTCACGCAGCCCGCGAGACGCAATCACCGCACGCGCCCGCTCCCGCAGCTCCGCCGCGCCCAGCTCCTCATGCCCCTCAGCCGACGACGAGCCACCCTCGTCCCACGCGAAGCGAAGCACGTCGCGGGCCTCCAGGCGCTTCCTCGACCAGGGCTGCAGCGTGCACAGGCTCTCCATCCGCGTCCGCTCCCATCCCTCACGCCGACGGCGCTCCTCACGCTCCCGCCAGCAGTCGCACACCGCCTTGAACTCAGAAGGGGTGCATCGCTCAAAGTCATCATAACTCATCCCGACGCACCCCAGTCCTACTCCCAATAGCCTCTCTATGCTGTCGCCACCGCCGTCTGCTACGGCGTTTTTTTTCCCTCGCCGCCGCCCAGCAGGCTCTGCATCGCGGCCTGCATAGTCGGAGTGTCCAGACGGTCGGCCATGCCCTCCAGCGACAGGCCGAAGTCCACGCCGTCCACCGCGCACGCGCTCTTCAGGCAGCACCACAGCAGCGTCAGCAGGCCCTCAAAGTCGGTCTCCCTCAGCTCGCCCACGTCCTTGCCAGTCTCGTGCTTGTAGCGCAGCAGGGCGCCCATCGTCACCCTCACGGGGTAGTCCTTGCCATCTATGCTAATCTTCATGGCTCATCCCGTTAGCTCGCGCTGCTCGAGTCCCAGCCCGAGCCTTCCACCTTGCCGTAGTTCTGCAGCGTGATCGAGTACTTCGAGTCGTCGCCGGCCTGCGCGTCCAGGTCGAGGCTCGTGATGATGTACTTGCCCGAGTAGCCGCCGGTCGTCGAACCCTCGCGCGTGTCGCCAGAGCGCACGTTGTAGCTCGCCTCTATCGCCTCGGCGGCCAGCATCATCGACTTCAGCTGGTCGTAGGTAGGCATGCCCGTGCCGCCATCCAGCAGCACGCAGCCGTCTGCCGTGATCTGCTCCGAGAAGCTCTTCACGTAGGCCTCCTTCCACTTGCCCGCGCTGGCCTCCTTTGTCTTGCGCTCGCCAGTCTCCGCGCTCGTCGTTATCTTGCACCCGGTCGAGTAACCCAGTGCCACACCGCCCACGCTCAGTATCAGGTCGGTGCCGTCTATCACTTTTGCCATTCGTCTGTTGTTTTAATGGTTTTCCAATCCGTTCCTAACTCTCTTCCACGACAGGCCGGCCACCATCGCCGCCACGGCGGCCATCGCCAGGCCTGCCAACACCTGCCACCACTTGAGTCCCTTCGCGCCCTTCGCCGGCCTCGTCGTCTCGGACGACCTCGCCGCCGCCGTGGCCGCGCTGGCCTGCCGGCCACCGCCGCGCACCTCAGTCAGCACCTCAGTCAGCCTGCCCACGCTGTCGCTCTCGGCCCACACCAGCACGTCGCCAGTGCTCGCGTCCCTGCCCAGCCTGAGCCGAAGACGACCCGAGGCGTCGCCGTAGCTCGCGCCGCTAGGCAGGCTCCGCAGGCTCTCCAGGGGCACGCGCAGGCTCACCGTCTCCAGGGGCAGCAACTCCCGGCTCGTCCTCAGCGTCACGCTGCCCCACGCGCTGTCCCTCACGCTCGCCAGCAGGCTCGCGCCGACCGTCGCGCTCGCGCCTACGCTCCCTCGGCTGCTCCTGCAGCCCAAGAAGCACGGGGCAGTCATCATGATGCTTGCAACTATTGGCAGTGTCAATCGCCTTCCTGAGGCGAGCCATCTCGCGCTTGGCGGCCTCCAGGTACTTACGTGTCTCACCCAGCTCCTCCTTTAGTGGCCTCACTATGTTGTCCGACAGTATGCGGGTGGCGTGCTCCACGTTGTTCATGCGCACCGTCTCCGCGTCCGCGTCGGCCTGCTCCGCCTCGGCACGGGCCTTGCGCACCGTCGACCGCAGCGTCAGCAATGCCGTCAGCAGCGCAGCCAAGCCGCCACCAAGGACAACGTTGAGCACCTCACTCCAACTCATACCGCTCGCCTATCTCACTCGGCTGCCGCGCTGTACACCGCACCACACGCATCCTCCTTCTTCGGCATGCAGATGAAGTAGTGCCTGAAGTTTATCAGGTTGCGCTGGTTCTCGGGGTCGGTCGACGCCTCCGAGTAGTACATCTTCGTCGAGCCCGTCGCCTTGAACACCCGCTGCGTGTAGAACGCGAAGCTAGCCTGGTAGCCGTCGGTCGAGCCCAGCTCGCCCTTCACGCCGGCCGTCGTGTAGTAAGGGTTGTTCACGAACTCGTATATGTCGAAGCCCTCCAGCTTGCCCACCGTGCCGTCAGCGCGGTCTATGTTGTACTGCCGCTCGAAGGTCTGGTTCGTCAGCAGCAGGTCGTTCACGTGGTCGGGGCACAGCACCAGCCGCCTGCCCTGCGCAGGCACCTTCAGCTTGTCCAGGCGCGCCTTCAGGCTCACCAGGTCGGCCACCGTCAGACGCTTGCGACCAGTGCCGTCGTCCTCGCCGGTGGTCGCTATCACGGGCGTGCTGTCGCCGTCCTTCTGAGGGGCCAGCGCGTGGGCGGCCTTCTGGAACTTCGAGTCCGTTATCGCGTTGGCGTGGCTCTCCTTCACGCGCGCTATCTTGTCATAGCTTATAGCGTACAGCTCGTCGTCGGTGATCGGAGTCACCTTCGTCTGGAACTTGTCCAGGCTTATCGCTATGTCCTTGTCGTCAAGCGCCTGGAGCGGTATCGGGTACGTCGTGTTGTTCACCAGCACGTCAGGGTCAACGCCGACCTCCACCAGGTGTATCACGTCGTTGTTCACTATCGAGCTCTGGTCGGGTATGCCCTGCAGCCACGTGCCATCCAGGCCGGCACGAAGAGCCTTCACCAGCTCGCCAGTCCATATCTCAGTGTACACGCCGGCACGCAGCACGCCCGCCTCGGGCCGCACCACCGCGCCGGCGGCTAGAGCCACCAGCACCATGACCGTCGCGCCCGTCGCCGCGCCCACGCCCAGCATCTGGCCGAACACCGCGCCCAGCACCACGTTGGCCAGCAGGGCGCAAACACTCCTCATCGTAGTTTCTCTTCTCATTGTTCTTGCTTTGTTTTTATGGGTTTCTTTTTCCGTAAGAATGTCTTTCCAACACTTACTCACTTCTCACTAATACTTAATACTTAAATCTCGCACTTCATGCCGTACTCGGCCTCGTACAGCCTGCCGTACTCGGCCAAGTCCTCCCGGCGCAGGCGCTCCAGCTCCACGGCGGGCACCTCGCTCAGCTTATGCCACTCCCTGCCGCCGCCGTCGCCGCCCTTCAGCAGCTCGCCCAGCTTCACCGCAGGACGTAGCTCGCCCAGCAGCCTGCCCAGCTCCTCGTGGCCAAGCTTCTTGCCCAGCTCAACCCAGTAGCCCTTCTTCTCCTGCCCCACGCGTCTCTCGCCGATGGCATTATCCACCATCATCTCCACGCGCGACAGCCGCAGCGCCTCGTTCTCGTCACGCAGCCCGCGCAGCTCGGCATCGCCCTTCACCAGCTCGCCCAGACGCTGCTCCACGGCCGCCTCGTCGCTGCCGGCGTCCATGCCCAGCAGCCTCACAATCTTCTCTAGTTCCATTTCCTTCTTCTTTTGGTTATTGTTGTCATTGTTGTCGTCGTCGTCTTCCCGCGCGCCTAGCAGGGGCAAAGCCTGGTCCATGCCCGCGCCAAGCTCCAGCCAGTGGCCGTCACGGCTCAGGCGCAGCGCGTCGTCATTCGCGCCTATGTCCACAACGCTCACCTCCACCAGCTTGCTCTTGCTCACCGTCGACCGCGTCTGGCCTGGCACGACCGTCTCCACGGCCTCGCTCAGCTCCACTATCTCCAGCCCCGCGCTCACCATGTTCAGGCTGCCAGCGTCCCACTGGCTCTTCAGCTGAGCCGACAAGCCCGTCACGCAGTCGAACACCAGCTCGCCAACCACGCGGTCGCCTTCCACCGCCACGTTCTCCACGTGGCCCACCACGTCGCCACGGCGGTGCATGTACAGCAGCACCGGGTTCTTCCTGTACTGAGCCAAGTCCACGCCCTCCGTCAGCACCCTGCTGCCGTAGCTGTTCAAGCGGCTCGTCGTTATCACTACCTTGTTCGCCATTGATTATTACTTGCTACTAGTCTTGATTTCCTCCCCAAAAGTACCCACTTCCCCCGCGCCCTCCAAATAACCGCGCAACCCCTGCGCCGTTCCGTGCAGCCATTGCGCGCTTTCTTGCCAGCCTCCTTGTTATATGCCAACTTTGCATCTGGGCCGCAGGCCACGACGGCACGTGGGCCCGACAACTTTTCAACGGAAACACTTTCTACGACATGACAAAACAAGAACTGCAACGCAAGAAGGAACTCGCACGCACGCTCTACCTCGCCGGGTCAGAGCAAAACGACATCGCCGACAAGGTCGAGGTCTCGCGCGTCACCATCTCCAAGTGGGTCAACGCCGAGGGATGGAAGCAGGCCCGCGCCGCCAAGACCATAACACGACCCGAGCTCGTCAACAAGCTCCTCCTCACCATCGACAACCTCATCACGCAGGTCAACACATCCGACGACCCGCAGCTGCTCGCCGGACTAGGCGACAGGCTAGCCAAGCTCTCCGCCGTCATCGAGAAGCTCGACAAGAAGGCCAACGTCGTCGACGTCATAGAGGTCTTCATGGCCTTCTCCAAGTGGCTCGAGTTCCGCTCGCAGACCGACCCCGAGCTGACGCCACAGCTGCTCAAGGCCTTCAACCGCTACCAAGACCTCTACATCACCGAGCAGATGGGCATCAAGTGACACCGACATGCCAACGATAACCGAGACACGAAAGGCACTCGACCAGTGGCGAGAGTGGTCGCGGCACGTGCAGCAGGCCACGGCCGTGGCACAGGACGAGACACCGGCCCAGAGGCAGCAGCGCATACGCAGCCTGCTCAAGTCCTACCCGCAGTTCTGCGAGTACTACTTCCCCCACTTCCTCCAGCTACGCGACAAGGCCACCGGACAGCTCGTCCGCACCATACACAACGCGCCGTTCCACAACGCCGCCGCAACCAAGGTGCGCACCTCGCCCAACCTCAAGGCCGTATTCATGTGGCCCAGGGGACACGCCAAGTCCACGCACTTCGACATATTCATGCCGCTCTGGCTCATGTTCCAGACCAAGAGGCTCATCTCCTTCATGGTCATCGTCGGCAAGTCCGAGGACGCGGCCTGCCGACTGCTCGGCGACCTCCAGGCCGAGCTGGAGTTCAACCAGCGGCTGCAGGCCGACTTCGGCACGCAGAAGCCAGCATCCGGCAACTGGCTCGACGGCGAGTTCAAGTCCACGTCCGGCGTAAAGTTCCTCGCAGTCGGGCGAGGGCAGTCGCCGCGTGGACTCCGCGACCGCGAGGCCAGGCCCGACTACATCGTCATCGACGACCTCGACGACGACGAGCTCTGCCGCAACGAGAAGCGCGTGCGCGAACTCACCGACTGGGTGCGCGAGGCACTATTCGGCGCGCTCGACGTGGGGCGAGGGCGGTTCATCATGGTCGGCAACCTCATCGCCAAGTGCTCCGTCCTAGCCAACATGGCGGCAACGCCAGGAGTACACGTCTCCACCATCAAGGCCGTCGACCACGACGGCAACCCCGTGTGGCGGGAGAAATGGACGCGCGAGGAGGCTGCCGCCTACAAGGCTTTCGTCGGCTACCGAGCCTGGGAGAAGGAGATGATGCACAACCCCATCGTAGCAGGCACCATATTCCACGCCGACTGGATACGCTACCGCAAGCCGCTCGACATCAACGCCTACAGCCAGCTCGTATGCTACACCGACCCCTCGTTCAAGACCACGGGCAACGACTACAAGGCTTCGGTGCTCATCGGCAAGCGACCCGACCACTCCATCGACATCATCCAGTGCATGGTGCGCCAGTGCTCCGTAGCCGAGATGGTAAGGTGGCTGTACGACCTATATGAGCAGCTCTGCCAAAACGAGAACTCCGCAGCCATACTCTTCCTCATGGAGGCCAACTTCATGCAGGACATACTCCTCGACGACTTCACCGCAGAGGGCAACACGCGCGGCTACCAGCTGCCACTCGCACCCGACCGGCGGAAGAAGCCCGACAAGCTCGCGCGCATCGAGACCATCTCACCGCTCTGGGAGCGCGGGCTCGTCTACTACAACCAAGCACTCAAGGACACGCCCGACTTCGTCACCCTCGTCGAGCAGACGCTCGCCATCGAGCGAGGCTCACGACAGCACGACGACGGACCCGACGCCTGCGAGGGGGCCATCTGGTACCTCCAGCGCAACGCACGGCAGGAAGCGTTCCTCCCGGTGTTCGGCAGCAGGCCGACGGCCAAAAACCTATGGTGACACATCCCACGCAAGGGAGACTATAACAAGCATATCATGTTCATAACCGAAGAAGACTACCGCGTGGTCATCGGAGAACCCGCGCTGGCCATCATCTCACAAGTCTCCGAGTACAACCGAGTCAACGCCGAGGCCGAGGCGCAAGAGGAAATATCGGCCTACCTCAGGCCAACCTACGACACCAAGGCAGCGTTCCAGGCCGAGGGAGACAGCCGAAACCGGCTCCTGGTCATGTACACCTGCGACATCGCGCTCTACAACATGGCAGCATCCCTGCCACAGAAGATGGGCATGGAGATACGCAAGGAACGATACGAGCGAGCCATCAAGTGGCTCGAGGGCGTGCAGTCCGGCAAGATCATACCCGACATCCCCACGCCCACCGACGACGACGGCAACCCCGAGGCACAGAACATCATCTGGAACTCACAACGGCCACTGCGACACAACTGGTAAACAAGACATTCACCATCATGGCAAAGATAACAAGACGACAACTGCGCAAGGCACAAAGCCTCGCCATACAACTGCAACGCACCACCGACCCGCTCACACGAAAGGACATCGCCGACTGGCGACACGCATGGCAGCTCGCCATCAACGTCGACTCGCCCAACCGAAGGCGGCTCTACGACATCTACAACGACGTGCAGGCCGACGCGCACCTCTCCGGATGCGTCAGGCAGCGCACCGGCTTCGTCATGGCCAAGCCGTTCAAGCTAGCCCGACCCGACGGCTCCGCCGACGAGCAGGCCATGCACATGCTCGACAACACGTGGTTCAGGCACCTCTGCCAGCTAGTGCTCGATAGCGTCTACTGGGGACACTCCCTCATCGAGCTCGGCGACGTCACCACCGACGGCGACGGATGCCCAGCCTTCACCGACGCGCACCTCATACCGCGCAAGCACGTCATACCCGAGCACCACCGAGTCATCACCGACCTCGGACAGGACTGGCACACAGGCATCGACTACCACGAGCCTCCTTTCAGCGACTACCTCATCGAGGCAGGACAGCCCGACGACCTCGGACTATTCCTCAAGGCGGCACTGCACACCATACCCAAGAAGAACATGCTAGCCTTCTGGGACACCTTCGGCGAGATCTTCGGCATGCCCATGCGCATAGCCAAGACCACCGCACGAGACCAGAAGTCCATCAACGACATCAACAACATGCTCAAGTCTGCCGCCGCGTCGCTCACCGCAGTCCTGCCCATGGACACCGAGATAGAGTTCGTCGAGTCGGCCAAGGGAGACGCCTTCAACGTCTACGACAAGCGCGTCGACCGATGCAACTCCGAGCTATCCAAGCTCGTCATCGGGCAGACCATGACCATAGAGGACGGCTCCTCGCTATCGCAGTCGCAGACACACCTCGAGGTCTTCCAGAACATCGTCAACGCCGACGCGGCCATGCTACGCGGCATCATCAACAACCAGCTGCTGCCACGCATGGAGCGTCTCGGCTTCCCCGTCGGCCAGCTGCGCTTCGAGTGGGACGACACCATAGACTACACACCCGAGCAGCAGCTGGCCTACGAAACCATGCTCGCCGACCGCTACGAAATCGACCCCGCCTACTTCGCCGACAAGTACAAGATGCCCGTGGGAGACCGCAGGGATACCGTCTTGCCCACCGAGCAGCTTACTCACTACTCACTACCCCCTACGCACCCTTTTTTCGACTAAGCCCCGCCGACTACGCGGGGCTGCACCGACGTTACGCCCATCTCCTCGGCATCGATCCCTCCGACGCATCCGCATCTTTCCCCACGGCGCAAGCCCATTCGGTTAATTCGGTCAATTCGGAGATAGACCACACCGCCACGTCTCTTCCGTGTTCTTCCGTACCATCCGTATGCACCCACGCTACGGCGCAGGACGACTTCCAAGAACTCCTCACTAAGAAGTTCAAGGGTCTCATGCGTGCCCTCACACGGCAGCGCGGCGCGTTCCTCGACATCAACATACTCGCCGACAAGCCCGCGCAGGACTTCATCAACACCCACGCCACCATGCTCGACCAGGCCTTCGCCACAGTCCCCATGTCAGCCGACATGCGCCGCCGCCTTATGACATCCGACTACATCTTCTCAGGCCTGAAGACCTTCCACGAACTCAACGAGGCCTTCCCCTCACTCATCGATGAGAACGGCAACCGAAAGCCATTCGAACAGTTCTATAACGACGTCCAGGCCATCAACCAGACCTACAACCGCAACTACCTGCGAGCCGAGTACAACTTCGCACACGCATCCGCAGCCATGGCCGCACGATGGGAGCAGGTCGCAGAGGACGGCGACCGATACCTGCTGCAGTACCGCACGGCAGGCGACGACCGAGTCCGACCAGAACACGCCGCACTCAACGGCATCACGCTCCCGCCCTCCGACCCCTTCTGGCGCGACTACTACCCGCCCAACGGATGGAACTGCTTCACGCAAGGCACGCCCGTTCTCACGGCTCAGGGGTGGATGCCTATCGAAAAAATAAAAAAGGGAGACCTAGTCGTCGGAGGCAGCGGACAGCTTCGTCACGTAACGGCCACGAGTGCCCGCGCGGTCAACGCGCAGCTTGTACGTATCATCACCAAAGGGGCGACTACCACATGCACCGAAAATCACCGCTTCCTCACACCCGGAGGATGGGTCGCAGCACGAGACCTCAACACGGGAGACATAATCATCCAAGTCGGAAAAGTCTCCCTGCTTAACATAGTCGTTAACGCAGTACGCAACACGGCGACCGTCTGCCGTAAGGCTCTCATGGCGCACATAGCTCAGAGGAAAGCGGTTCCTGCCCTGACAATCGACCACCAGGCGAAGACGTGGGACGTAGAAATCTACCACCCAACGTTTCTCCAGCAAAACGCGATGCTCGAATGGAAGGGAAAGCGCCGCGAGGTGGCGGGCTACGACTTCTTCCACCTCGCTCAGTGGCTCACGCAGTGCGCTCATGCGCTCGGGATGCGCCCTGCGGCTGGCAAGGCTGTGGGCGATGCAACGCGCACTCACGTCGGCACGAAGAAAACTGCTCGTGCGCTTCAGCTTTTCCGCAACGCCACGCAAAAGGTCGCTGTTCTCCTTCGTCTTGCCCTGACGGACGTGTTTGCCCTCCATGGCAAGGCGGTGGTTCATCGCCGCAAGGCGCGTGCCGGTCTTTATGCGGCGTTCGGTCTGGCCTATCCATTGCGTGGCGACGGCTTCGCCACCGTGGCGCACGGCAACGCCGCACACGCGCAAAATCTTCATGACAGTCCTGAAGTTGACACCCCAATGGGCGGCAAGCCATCTCATGCTCCGCTTCTCCACGGCGTAACGCTGCTGCGCGGCATCCGCGAGCCGCAAGCCTTCAAGGGCTTCAACGCGCTTCCTAAGCTCCTGCGTGATTCCTTCCTGCATAATAGGTTCGTCTTGGTTCGCGGCAAAGTTAACACAAAACAGGAAGAAACGACCGTCTATAACCTCGAAATCGAACACGACGAGTCCTACATCGTGCCTATAGGCATCGCGCACAACTGCCGATGCACCGCCGTCCAAGTCCGACGCGGCAAATACACCGAGTCCGACCCTGCCCAAGCCATGAACCTCGGCCAGCAGGCTCTCAAGGCCGACAAGAAGGGCATCTTCCGCTTCAACTCCGGGCAGCAGCGCAAGACCTTCCCCGACTACAACCCCTACACCATCTCACGCTGCCGAGACTGCGACATGGCACAGGGCAATGTCAACCTCGCCTTCGTTCCCGAAAACGAACTCTGCCAAGCCTGCCGGCTCATCAGACAGTGTGCGCGGAAAAAGGAAAGGACGTGCGTGCTTGAAACACGCAAGGGAATCATAAACAATGCGCAGAAACTCAAAATACATGCCGATACCGTCAGGACTGGCATCTACTATCAGACCAAGTCCTCCCTCAAAAGAGGACTGGCGCACGCCTATACAACAGAGGAGGCTCTGATGTTCTCGTGGCTGACCGAACATTTGGAGGACTTGCGCTTCCTGCGATTCAGCCCGCTCGGAGAAAACAAAAACTTGTCTTTGGAAAAAGACATCAAGAACATCGCCAAGAAAAGGCGGCGCGGCGTGACTGGCTACAACATCTATGAGGCCGTAATTGACGGCATCACGTGGATAATCAAAACCGAAATAGCAAAAGGACGTGCCGAAACGGCATACTCGATAATGAAAAAGAAATAGGCCAAAGTCCCGCTGCCGCTCACAAACGGCTGAAAGAGACTGAAGCCTATTCCCGACTGCAAAATTACACAATATTTCCATACCACCAAACAAAATCACAAAAAAATGATATACGGCCTGCCCTACATGGGATCCAAGTCATGCATAGCCAAGTGGCTCGTCGACATCCTGCCGCCTGCTGACGTCTTCGTCGACCTCTTCTTCGGAGGTGGCGCAATGACCCACTGTGCCATGCTCTCCGGCAAGTTCCACGCCTTCGTCGCCAACGATATTCAGGGCTACACATCACAAAAAAGAAATAGGGGCGGCATCCACACGCTACGGCGCAAGCCCACTACTCACTACTCACTAAAAAAACTACGTCCCCACCTCGCGCGTCCTGTTTATCTGGCGCACGCGCGACATGATGCGCCAACGTATCTGCGACATGCTGTACTGGCCCTTCTTCCTGCTAGTGTATATCTTGCCACGGCGGAACGCGGCCACGAACTCGTCCAGCGTGTAGCCGTCAGTGCGGGTCAGACCCAGGTAAACTATCTTCAGTATGTCGTCAAAAGTGGGGACCTTGTATATGTACACGGTCCCCAAAACCTTCACTATGTTCCCGGTGCCTATCACGTAGTCCACCGCGAAGCCGTCAAGCATTATCTGCTGTATCATAACGCATGCGCCCTCGGTAGCTGTATATGTCTATCGTCTCCACTATCTCCTCGTGGTTGTGGTTCGTCTCGCTCTCCTCAAGCCTGAGCCAGTCGAAGTGCTCGCCGCTCAGGCCGTGCAAAGCCTCCGCCACCACGCGGCTCAGCTCCCAGCAGGCCATGTCCCAGTCGGTCACTATGTGAAGCAGCAGCTTGCCGTGAGTCATGTACGACGCGCCACCAGTCAACGGCTCCCAGCGTATCGGCTGGAACTCCACGAACACCGCAGGACGAGGCCAGGCCACCTCCTGCTCTATGTAGCTCACGTTCCTGTTCCACAAGTCCACGTGGGCCACCTCGCCAACACTGCCCAGCGCGTCGCGCAGGCTTCCGTAAATCTCAGTCCTAATCTCCATTGCTTTCCTGTCTTTAATGTCGTTATAACGTAAATTAAAATCCCTTTCCTTCTTTTCCCCCACCTTCCGTATCTTTCCTACCATCCGCATGCCTTTCCGCACGCTGATGCCGCTGATATACGCCGATGTCGTCTTCTGCGCCCATCTGCGTAATCTGCGTGGCACCATCCCACGCTACGGCGCAAGCCTATGTCCTACCAATCCCATCAATCCCAAGACCCAAACCACTTCACTTCCCAAGCTCCACACTCCCGAAATACTCCTCCAAGGCCTGCTCTATTATGCCGCGCACCAGCTTCTCCACCTCCGGCGACATGCCTATGAACTGCCTGCGCGGCATCTCTATGCGGCTGCCAACCTTCTTCAAGGCCATCGCCTTGTAAAACTCGGCGGCAGTGCCCAGGCGCGCGTTGCGCTTGTCACGGCGAAGGGTGCCGTCCTTGCGGCGGCCAAAGCCACCCGTCGTCTCCTTGTACTTCCACCAGAAGTACCTCTTCATCTTCGCCGTCACCACTATCTCGCCGCCCTCGTTGTGTATCGCAGCATAAGGCAAGTCCGAGTAGAACGTTATGCTGTCCGACCCCGTCTTGCTCTTCACGCTGCGGCGAAGCGCACCCGAGTCCATCAGCAGGGGGCCGTCGCCACGAAGAGGGCTCTTCCTGCGCTGCCATGCCTCCGAGAAGAAGCCCTGGCGCTCGAAGTTCTTGTCCAGCTCGTCGCCCAGCTCCACGCGTATGTCGCCCAGTATGCGACGCACCAGCGCGCTAGTCATGTCCGCCATGGCAAAACATTTTTCATTGTCTCCATTCCTTCCATCAACGTTATCCCTAGTATATCCTCAATCTCCTTAAAGTCCCTAGTCCCCTCAGAAGTCGGCGTCCGTGAACAGCAGCAGCTCCCTCGTGCCCCTGTCCGTTATCTTCTTGCTCGCGTCCGCGTCCGCCTTCAGCACGTTGTACAGCGTGCGCTCAGAGATGCCATAGACAGGGTATATGTACCGACGCCATATCTCGCGGTTGCTCAGCCCGCGCTTGGCCTCACGGTCATACACCCTGTTTATCTCCTCCACACGCTTCTGGTAGCTCACACCACGACGCTCCGTCATCAGGCCTCCCTCATGCCAGGTGGGGGCGGTAGGCCGTCACCTTCACGCGCCCCTCGGTGTATACCCATACCCTGCCGCTGCCCTCGCACTGCGGGCAGTCCACGTCTATGCCCAGGTCGCCGTCGCGAACGAGGCCAGTGCCGTGGCACATGCCGCACAGGCACAGCTTGTTCTTCTTCATCTCGAACTCCCTCTGTGCCGCCTTCTTCATGCCACGTCCTCCTTCTTCACATCCACGTAGAACGTCTCGTCCTGCACGACCGTCAGCCCGCACCTAGCCATCGCCGCGCCCATCGGCATCGTCACGTCGTCGCCGTCCGACACTATCACCGCCTCCGCGTCACGGTCGGCAAGCAGCTTGTCCTTCGCTATCTCCACCGTCTCCCGCGTGTAGCCCGGCAGGAAAGCCCTCACCAGCTGCAACGCGCTAGCCCACGTGAAGCCCCTCAGCGTCTTCAGCTTCGGCGTGCCCGTGCGGAAGCCTATCACGCCGTGCGCCATCTCCAGGCTCTTCTTCTTGGCGAACAGCTCCGCCTGGTTCTCCACCGCGTAGGCCTGCAGCGTGCCGAAGGCGGTGTCCCGCTCCTGCTCAAGCTCCGACAGCTTGCCAGCGTACTTCTCCCTGATCTTCGCGCACTGCAGCTCGATGTCGGCGGTGATCTTGCCCATCTGGGCGTCTGCCTTCGCATACTGCGCGAATGCCTCGTCAGCGGCATCTCGCGTCACGCCGCTGATGATCGTCTTCTTTGTTCTCTTTGCCATATATCCTTAACTTTTGGTTAATGTCCACAACACTCAGTTCGCCAGCGACGACCCGTCGACGCCCATCACCATGCACTCCACGCGCATCTCGGCCGTCGCCGACCCGTCGCAGAGCCTGCGCAGCCCGCCGTGCTTCCGTATCGCACGCAGCTTCACGCCCAGGCGGCGCAGCTCCTCACAGCTCAGCCACGAGAACTTCTTCCCCGCTATCCGCCTGTCCATGCAGAAGGCGTCCACGCGGGCCCAGTCCCCGGTGTCCACGCCAAGACCCTGCATCAGCCTCAGGCACACGCTGCGCTCCCTGCGCAGCTTGTCCTTGTAGCCGCTGCGCTCCTCCAGCGCGTCACAGCAGCGGCGATACTCCGCCGCGCTCATCTCGCTCACGTGAGTCGTCCTGCCGCCAGTCCACTGCAGCACCACCTGCTCCTTCAGCTCGGCACGGTCGCCCATGTAGGGCAGACGGCCCAAAGCCAGCCAAAACCTCGCGTAATTCATACTATCCTATCTTTTCGTTAATGTCACCAATATGTTCATGTCTCCTTGAAAACCTTGAAGCCCGTCCAGCCGCGACGCGGCGCCATCACACGCCGTTGCTCGTCTGTATCAGGCCGTCCCGCCACACAGTGTAGTAGTCGCCCGCGCTGCTTATCGCGCGGCCTTGGCAGTAGGCCCTGTAGCCGCTCACCCATATCTTCATGTCGCAGATGTAGCGCAGCTTCATCGCGCCGCCGCCCATCGGCTGGCCCTTCTTCTCCTGGCTCACCCACACGAAGCACTTCCTCGGGAACATCGTCATCAAGCCCACCGCGTGGGGATAGTCCCAATCGGCCACCTGGAACGAGTCCACCACCACGAACCTCGGACTCTTAGGCCTCCTTAGCCGCTCCACAAGCTCGTCGTAGCTGTCGCCAGTCACCACGCGGAACTTGCCCTGCACCTCGTCCATGTGAAGGTACTCCATGCGCCGCTGGAAGCTCTGGTTCACCTTCTCCTCGTAGCTCAGGTACAGCACCACCCCATAATGGCACAGCTCCTTCGCCAGCTGCATCACGAAGCTGCTCTTGCCGCTCGCGCTACGCCCGCACACGAACCACGAGGCGGTCTCCGCCGGGTAGCCGAACGGCTCGCTCCACTTCTCGCCCCAATCAAGCGTCTTCCACTTCTTGGCCGCGATGTCCCTCGGACTATATGCCCTCTTCATCGTCTTTTTCCTCTCTTCTTGCTACCTTTGCAGCATGGTCACACTACAACTCACCGTCATAATAACCTCTCGATTTCCCGCCAGTCCAAAAAACAAGCAGCACCTTGGGCAGGTCGCGCAACGCTTCCGCCAGCAATGCCTGCCCGTCTTCCTGCATGAAGAGGACTGGACGACGAAGTCATTCTCCCATTTCCTCTCCGAGCAGGACGAGATGGCAGGGAGGCACCGCCTCGGGCTGGAGCTGACGCTTCGCAAAGCAATGCGCTCAGCCCATCGAGCCGTGCTGACAGCGCAAGTAGTTCAGAACGTATCGCTGCTATTTCACTCTCTATATAGCGAGAGCGGACACTGCGCATTCTCTTGTTGTATTGATAATCTTTCATCGTGCACTTAATCTCAGCTTCTCTATCTCAGTATATACCCTCCTCAGGCCGCCGCCCGTCTTCCGCACTATCTGAGCGATGTCGGCACCCTCGGGGGCGTTCACCTTCGCCACAACCCTCGCCTGGTCACGCAGGAACGCCTCGCGCTCCTTGCCGTCGTCGGGCGTCACCTTCGAGTAGCGGTCGCCATACCTGCTCAGCATCTCCGTGAAGCCCACCTGCCGCCGCTCTATGCTCCGCTCTATCCGGGCCTTCAAGCCGTCCGCGCCCATCATGTACCACGCGCAGCACCTTTCCGTCGCGTTCCACAGGGCCTTCAATTCCAAGAACGCCTCGTTCTGCAGGTCGCCGGCCTCGTCCAAGATTATCAGCGGGTGGTCTATGCTCCTGAGGTAATACGTCAAGTCCTCGTATATGTCCCTGTACCACCCCTTGTCGCCAACGCCGAACTCGTGCGCTATCTTCTTCACAAGCTGCGTCTTCGTCTTCACCTGGGAACAGTCCACGTACACCGCGTTCCGGTGCGTCTGCACATACTGACGAGCCGTGAACGTCTTGCCGATGTTCGGGATGTCGCACAGTATCGCGCTAAGGCACGACTGCTGAGAGAACTCCAGCTGCCTCGTCACGAACTCCCACGTGGCCGTCCTCGCCGCCTTCCACTCGATGCCGTCCCTCAGGCTCACGCCCAGCCGCCGGGCGATGCCTATCCAGTTAGCGTCGCTCAGCACCCTGTCCGTCTGCCCGTTCTTCACCGAGCTGTAAACGCTCGTCGTGATGCCCAGGCTCGCCGCGTGCTTCGCGTCGCTCGGGTAGTTCGACCTGTTGGCAGCTATCGCCGCCAGCACCTTCTTCTTCTGTCCTTCTGTAATCATATTCCGAAGTATGTTATAATGTAGTTATATCGTCGTTTCAATGCCCTTACAGGCTCTCTATCGGGTCGCCCACCACGTAGCCCACATCCTCGGAGGGCAAGGGCGGGAGCGGAGCGGCTTCCACCGGCGTCACGCCGGCCTCCGGCTCCCGCCGAGCCACGCCCACCGGCGCGATGGCGTTGTCCCTCATGTACTTCCCCCACTTCGCTATCTCCTTGCGCTGCGCCACGAACTTCGCCTCGTCATCCTCGGTCTGCTCGGCCATCACGCGGTTGTACGTCTCCACCCTCTTCACCTTGTCTATGTAACGCTCGCCCTGGAACAGATACACGTCCGTGGGCCGTCCCTCCTCGTCGGGCAGGTAGTAGGCCTCCACCTTCATGTTGTTCGGCTCCAGCTTCTCCAGCACGCTCGCGTCGCTGAGCCACCAGTCCGCGTAGCAAACGCGCACCGTCGAGTTCCGCCGTATCGAGGTCTCCACCTTCTCGCCTATGTACTTGCTCAGCGTCAGCGTGTCCATCGGCTTCAGCGTCGGGTTTATCCTTCCCACAAGCACGTCCCAGCGCGTCATGCCCTTCCACTTCTTCTGGTCGGGGTGCGGGCGGTGGTTCCACTCCCAGTTGTCCGCCCTGTCCTCGGCCACAAGCTGGTCGTAGCCGAAATATTCCTTGTCCTCCCACGTGTCGTTGGTCTCGTCGCTCACCTTCCTCGACTCGGTGCGCCACTTGCCCTTGCCGTAGAAACGGCCTATCTGCTCGTGGTTCTTGTGTATCACGCTCCGCTTCTTCGCGCCGTTCAGCGGCTCGGCATATTTCTCCTGCGAGTTCAGGGGGGCGCAGAAATGCACCCAGCTGAATGCCACGCCCGCCTGCAGGAAGCCGTCCTTGTACTCCGTCATCAGGTGGTTCTCCACCTCTATGCCGGCGGGCATACCCCAGCCGTGCCGCGCTATCAGCCGGAACATGTCCCTGAAGCACTCCACCACCAGCATCTGGTCTTTCTTCCGACCGTAGCTCGCACCTATCACGCACTGGCTCACCACGTCGTAGGCGTAGTAGGCGTGAACCCGCTGCTTCGTGTCCTTCAGCTTCCGCGTCAGGTCCACGTCGTCCATCGTTATCTGGCTCAGGCTCCAGTCGCCGCCGTGCCTGTGCATGTGCGGCATCTGCTCGTGCATGAAGGCCGACCAGCTGTCATGCTCCTGCGCTATCAGCACCTTGTTCCTCGGGTTGTTCAGGTAGTTCGCTATCGTGCTCTCGCTCAGCTCCCTCGGCTCGCCCTTCTTGTCGCAAAAGTCCTTCGGGTCGAACAGCTCGCCCGTGGTCGGGTCATACACGTCAAGCTCGCCGCACACGAACGAGTTGTACATCTCCAGTATGCTCGTGTTGAACGGCTTGTTGGGCAGCACCGCGATGCCTAATATCAGACGCTCCGTCTTGTAGTCCACCTTCCGGGCGCACTGGTTGCCGAACTTCTCGCTTATCAACGCCGCGTAGCCACGCTGGCGGTAGTCGTTCACCTTCTTCCTGAAGCGCAGCATGCTCGCCGGCAGGTCGTGGCCAAGCTCCGCCCGCAGCGTCTCCACCGCCTGCGCCATCTGACCCCAGTCGTACTTCTCGCCCATCAGGCGCTTGCGCTCCCTCGCGTTCTCGTACAGACGGATGCAGCAGTTCAGCACGCTCGCGTTCACCGCGTACTTCATCGCAAGCTCAGCCGTCGCCTTGTCGCTGTGGTGGCCAGCGGCCCAGTCGTTGTAGTAGGCCACCGCCCGCTGGTCCAGCTCGTAGTTGCCCAGCACCCAGCCACGAAGCAGCACCTCGTCGCCCTTGCCGTACTTCGCCTCCACCTTCTCCTTGTACGCCGTCGGCAGGCTCACCACGCTCACCAAGGCATAACGCCCCGCACCCTTGCCGCTACGAACCACGTCCATGCGGCCACGGGCTGCCATCTGCTTGTAGTTCGCCACCGTCATGATGCCGCCCTCCACAAGCTCGCGAGCCGAGATGCACAGTGTCTTGCCCCAGTACTCCATATCCTTACTCTCCCACGGTCTTCAAGCCCTTCACAGCCGACATCGGCAGCACCACCATCTCCACGCCGCCGCGCTCCATCGCCACCTTGCGTATCTTGCGCGCCAGCTCCGTGCAGCCGCGCCTCTCGTCATAGCGCACCGCGTTCTGCACCGTCCGGCTCGTCACGCCGAACGCCTTCATCAGGAACACCCTGTCCGCCTTCGTTATCTCTATGTACTTCTTCATCGTCATTTGTCGTTTAAGTGGGGCGGCGGGAGTCGAACCCGCGCCACGCCGTGGCCATTCCCCTGCGCCCCGCGTGTCTTCCCACGCCGCCAGCCCGTCTTTCCGGGCCGCCATCCAGGCTTTTTTCGCGGTTTCCTACACCGCCTCCCTTTGTCATCCTGCGCAACCTCTTCGCCTTGATGTCTTGCCGTCTCTCCCTCCCTTCGGGGGAGGGCTGGGGAGGGGCTTCTACCCCTTCATTCTCCGCGCCGCCTCCTTGCAGGCCGACCACCACACGCACGCGCCCACCGTCGCGCCCACTGCCAGCACGCAGCCTATCCACACATGACCGTCCGCCATCGCCCTTACGGCGTTGAAGCCGAACAGCCCGCCGCACCACAGGCACATCACCCAAATGCTCGCCAGCCAAGCGTTCGACTCCTCACGCAGCCAGCCCCTTTCTTCCGTTCCCTTTTCCATAACTTTAGTCATTTTAATTAGTCTTTCTCGGCCTTTTTTAGTAACTTTGGCCGCTCGTTCCAACAGGAACACGGTGCAAAGATACAGGATTTTCTGTAACCAACAAAAATATGAGCGAAAAAAATGCAGAAATTTCTGCTCGCGTGGCAGAATTGATAGAATTTTTGCACGAAACGCCCAATTCCTTTGCAAAAGCGTTGGGTTATAATCGTGCGCAGACAATCTACGACATATTAAGTGGAAAGTCTGCCCCAAGTTATGATTTTTTCTCAAAAGTATCAAGTGCAGAAATTTCTGCAAACATCAATATCAAATGGTTGCTGACGGGTAGGGGAGAGATGCTCGCCGATGGAGCACCGTCTGTGTCCGCTGCGCCCCAAGATGCGCCGCCCGCACAACCGCCATCGGCCTTCATCAACGACCTCCTCGCCACCATCCGCGAGCAGGCCACCGAGATAGGACGGCTCCAAGAGCACATACGCCAGCAGGAACGAGACTTGGAAAGGCTTGCGGCGGATGCCCGCACTTCCGATATTGCCGGTGCAGGGTAGGGTGGCTCTTCATGCGCCTCGAATAGCCCTCTAACGCCCTCCCAACCGCCTCCTGTCGCCCTCCCGTCGCCCCCAAGCGTCCCCGTGTCGCCCCTCCGCAGGGTTCACCCCCTCCCTCGTAGTCCACAAAACAGCCGCCACCCGCCCGAAAAGCCCCTTAAAACCGCCATTCCCCATTATATATAATAATGTGTACCTCAAAAATGGGGTGGAAATAGAGGGGGGTGCATCGCCCACTTTTTCGCCGCCCATCTCAAAAAAACCGTACTTACACCCCCTCCCCTTGTGTATGCCAAAACCACGAAAATGTAACCCTAAACTGTAACCCTAAGTGTAACCCTAAACTCAAAATCGCCACTTTCGGACACAAAAAAGGGAGGCCCGAAAACCTCCCGAAAATCCACCCAAAACCGCCCCGCGCCCCTTCCTAAGCCCGCTCATCCGACTAGCCCTCGAACACCCTTTTATTTGCGTTCCAAGCCTGTCCGAAACCGCCACGTACCACTATACGCCAACAGTCCGAAAAGCCCGTAAAACAAGGCATTCGCGCCCATTCAACCCCTCAACAACCGACCCGCCAAGACACCACAAAAAAGGTAGCCGTGAAGCCGCCATTTCCCACCCTATTTTCTCGTGTAAACCAAATGTAAGCCGAATATAAGCAACCGCCAACCAAAGCGACCCCGGAAAGCCCCAAAATTAAACCGAAATTAAACCCACGTAAACATTTCGTTTTGTGCCGCCCATTTCATAAAATCTCCATAACCGATTGAACATCAGCCATAAACACCCACCTCCTCTCCCTACCTCACTCTATACCTTTCGTTCTGTGCCCCATAATTGTTCCTTTCTCCCACGAGGAATATGAGTGTGCAAAGAAGACGGTGGTGTGCAGCCGCTCGGAGATGTATTTGTGTTCGGCGAATTCTCCTCCGTTGTCGGTCGTGACGGTGTACACG